ATTCGCAAATGACGAACTTTATGATATCTCTTTGGTTATCATGGGTAAGGCTGATGCTGTTACTGCTAAGTATGCAATCGACAACATTGCAGAAGTTCGTAAAGACTGTATCGTATTTGCTTCTCCAGAAACTGCTGCAGGTGGAATAATTACTTCTGCTTCAGCTACTGCTATCGCAGACATGAAGACCTATCGTACTGCGTTGGGTTCAACTTCTTATGGTGTTCTCGATAGTGGTTGGAAATATCAATACGATCGTTACAACGATGTGTATCGTTATGTTCCATTGAATGGCGATATCGCAGGTCTATGTGCTCGTACTGATTACGCACAAGATCCTTGGTATTCTCCAGCTGGAACTTCTCGTGGTCAAATCAAGAATGTCGTTAAACTTGGTTTGTCTCCATCGAAAACACAACGTGATGAACTATACAAAGAAGGTATTAACCCTGTAGTAACTTTCCCTGGAAGTGGTACTCAGTTGTTTGGTGATAAGACTCTATTGTCTCTACCAAGTGCCTTTGACCGTATTAACGTTCGTCGTCTGTTCATCGTTCTAGAAAAAGCGATTGCCACTGCAGCTAAAGCACAGTTGTTCGAATTCAATGATCCGTTCACTCGTGCACAGTTTAAAAACGCTGTTGAACCATTCCTACGTGATGTTCAAGGTCGTCGTGGTCTAACTGACTTCCGTGTAGTTTGTGACGAAACAAACAACACTGGTGAGATTATTGACCGTAACGAATTCGCTGCAGACATCTTTATTAAACCAAATCGCTCAATCAACTTCATTAACCTTACATTTGTTGCAGCTAGAACATCTGTAAACTTTGATGAAATTGGTGGCTAAATATAACGAGGAATAGGAGATAAAGAATGGCTAACATTTCTGACTTTAAAGCACAACTGTCTGGTGGTGGAGCACGTCCTAACCAGTTCCGTGTCGAATTGTCCTTTCCATCTTATGTTACAGCTGCAGTTGCTGCTGCATCAGAGGCTCAGTTCCTCTGTAAAGCAGCTCAGTTGCCAGCATCCACAGTAGAGAACATTCCTGTTCAATATCGTGGTCGTGCTGTTAACTTTGCAGGTGAGCGTACTTTTGCTACTTGGACTGTAACGATCTACAATGATACGAATTTCAATATTCGTAACGCTATGGAACGTTGGCAGAATGGTATTCAGAACTACACAACTACTAATGGTCGTGTTAACCCATCTGAGTATCAAGCAGATCTTTTGGTTCACCAACTAGATCGTTCTGGTGCAATCGTTAAGACGTATCGCTTTGTTGATGCTTATCCACTTTCAATTGGATTGGTTCAGCTAGACTTTGATACAACTAACGCTATTGAAACATTTGATGTTGAGTTCCAATTCAACTACTTTGACAGTGACACTGCTACAAGTGACGGTGTTGGTGTGAACATCTCGATCGATACTCCGATCGGTTCGTTCCCACTTACCTAATTAATAATTAAGGATTAAATTATGGCTGAATTTTTTGGCTTTGAGATAAAGCGTAAAGCAACTCAGAAAGAGGTGCCATCCGTCGTCAGTCCTACGGTTGATGACGGAAGCACCGTCTTGACAGACGTAAGTGCTTATTACGGTGCGACGCTTGATCTTGATGCTTCGATTAAAAGTGAAAACGAGCTAATAAAAAAGTATAGAGAGACTGCTCTCTATCCTGATTGTGATTCTGCAGTTGAGGATATTGTTAACGAGGCTATCGTTGTTGAAGATGATCAACCCTCTGTTGATGTTATTCTTGATTCTGTAGAGTTACCAAATAATATTAAGAATAAAATTCGAGATGAATTCGAAGAAGTTTATTCGCTGTTTAAATTCGATGAACGTGGACACGATATCTTTAGAACTTGGTATGTTGACGGTCGATTATACTATCATGTATTGATTGATCAGGCTGCTCCCAAGAAAGGTATTCAAGAAGTTCGCTACGTTGACCCACGAAAGATTCGTAAGGTCAAGAAAGTCGAAAAAGAAAAGACTGCACAGGGTGTTGAAGTCGTTAAAAATATAGATGAATACTACATCTATAATGACAAGGGTATAACAGACTCAGCAACACAAGGTGTTAAGATGTCGATGGACTCAGTCGTTTTCTGTCCATCAGGCAATCTAGACGCTACGTCTGGAACAATTCTGTCTTATTTGCATAAAGCAATTAAGCCAGTTAATCAGTTGAAGATGGTTGAGGACGCTGTTGTCATCTACCGTCTTTCACGTGCTCCTGAGCGTAGAATTTTTTATGTTGACGTGGGTAACCTGCCGAAGATTAAAGCAGAACAATACGTCAACGATATTATGAATAAGTTTCGTAACAAAATTGTTTACGATGCTAATACAGGTGAGATCAAGGATGATCGTAAACACTTATCAATGATGGAAGACTTTTGGATGCCTCGACGTGAGGGTGGTAAAGGAACTGAAATTACCACACTTCCAGGAGGACAGAATCTTGGCGATATAGCCGATATTCAATACTTCCAAAAGAAACTGTATCAGTCACTAAACGTTCCAATGACTCGTTTGGTGCCAGAAGCAGGTTTCAATCTTGGTCGTGCGAGTGAGATTACTCGTGATGAATTGAAGTTTAGTAAATTTATTGACCGTGTTCGTCGTAAGTTTTCAAAACTATTCCTTGATACACTAAGACTCCAAGTTGTGTCTAAAGGTATCATGAGTATTGAAGACTTTGAAGAAATACAAGACGATATTCGTTTTGACTTTCTGAAAGACAACCACTTTGCTGAAATGAAAGACAATGAGATCCTTATGGGTCGTGTTCAAATGCTTCAGCAAATGGAAGGTTATATTGGTAAGTATTACTCTATTGATTGGGTACGTCGCAATGTTCTTCGTCAAACTGAAGATGAGATGAAAGAAATTGATGATGCAATAGCAAATGAACAAGAGGATATTGAAGATCTTCAGTCTGCACAAACTGCCGAGACCGATGAGGTACAGCAAGCAGCTGATAGACAAACCACAGAAGATGAGGATATGACAGATGAGCAATGAGATTAAAGATTTAATTAACGCAATCGACAAAGGCAACTCGAAAGATATCGATGGTGCTTTTGGAACCGTTATGTCGCAAAAGGTAGGCGAACGTCTAGACCAGATGCGTTCTGACTTGGCAGCAAATTTATTTGCTAACAATCCAGCAGACGGTGAAGTCGATGCCGAATCGGTAGAAGAGATTGTTCCAGAAACACAGGCTGTAGAAAAAGCAGAGTAAAATGACAACCTTTAGTCAATTACGAAAACAAATAAATGAAGCGATCGGTATTACCGACACGTTTATCTGTTATGGCAAAAAGGTTTCGATTACGGAAAAGAACGAGGTTTCGATCGACGGAGAAGAGTTGGGCATTACGTTTGACTCGTTAGACGAAGCAAGGGAATACGCTAAAGATTATATTAAAAATACTCTAGAAGTAGATAAAATTGAAGAGACTCTTATTCCTGAACAATATATCGCAAGTTTAATTAGTAAACATCATAATATAAATCGGATTACTGATACATTGATTGATACTTACAAAGAACTTGCTTCGTCTAATTCTTTTTCTGCTGATCCAGTAATTTTTGAAATGAAGTTGTCAAACGTTTCTGTATCTCATAATAAGATCGAATGGAAACTAGATGACGGTGCTGTAGTTGCAATAAATGCGTCTACGCAAGAGCACCTAAATACTTTATTGAAGAATAAACCAGAAGTTGTTAGTCACATGCGTGAGAGTAAAGACAACTTTATTAACATAGTTAGAGAGGTAATCTAGATGGCTGCAGTAACTACTATATTAAAAAAGACTAGCCACGATGCCGTAGTTCGTGTAACTGCAACCACAGGAAGTGATACCGATACGATTGCTCTTACAGACTTAGCTGTGACGAATGAAACTACAGGCACTCCTGAGGTTCATATTGCAAGAGTCTACCACGCACAGGCTGGCGACCAGATAGTAAATATAACACGCAACTCCGTAACAGTAGGGAGTTTCGTAGGTTATGGGGATTTTGAGGGATATGCTCTCACCGACGAACCAACAGAAGATATTACGGTAACGTTCGGTGCAGCTGGCATGATTATTTTACACCTTAAGAAAGTTGGTGGATATAATAACCCAATCGAATATGCTCAGTTTGGTGCCTACGATGATCCAGCAGCAGTAGGGAGCTAAACATGAAACTAATTAGAGAATTTAACGAATTTAATCAAGCCAACTTTTTAGTTGAGCAGGATCTCGGTCAAGAGAAAAATTACTTTATCGAGGGAGTGTTCCTACAGGCTGAAATTAAAAACAGAAACGGACGCATGTATCCAAAAGAGGTGATGGACAAGGAAGTCAATCGCTACATGACAGAAAGCGTCCAAAAGAATCGTGCCTATGGTGAGTTAGGTCATCCTGACTCTCCGACGATTAACCTAGATCGTGTTTCACACATGATTAAGGAACTTCGTTTAGAAGGCAACAATTATGTCGGTAAGGTAAAAATTATGGATACGCCATATGGCAAAATCGTCAAGTCACTTATTGACGAAGGTGCTTCGCTCGGTGTATCTTCTAGAGGGATGGGTTCATTGAAAACTGCCAACGACGGTACTGCACTAGTGCAAGGCGACTTTATGTTAGCAACTGCTGCTGACATTGTTGCTGATCCTTCCGCACCAGACGCATTCGTACAAGGTGTAATGGAAGGACGAGAGTGGATGTATGTCGACGGTAAGTTTGTCGAGAAGGATATCGAAGAAGTCGTGGAAACGGTTAAACGAGCCTCTCGTAAACAATTAGAAGAAGCTAAACTTTATGCTTTCGCAAAGTTCTTGCAAAAGATCTGAAATTGCAAAAAGCATAAATATATGTAAACGAACTCGTCCAGTTAAGGAGAAATAAAATGTCAATCGAGCAAAAGATTGCTGAACTTCTAGAAGAGTCAAAGAAAGCTGAAGAATTGGCTGAATCTCTTGAAGAAGTCAAAGAAGATGAGGTTAAAGAAGTTGCTGCTGAAGAAACTCCTGAAGTAGTTGCTGAAGAACCTGTAAAAGAAGAAGAATCGACTGAAGAAGTTGTCCAAGAAGGTGAAATGCCACCTGCACTCAAGAAAGCCATGGATAAGAAAAAGGCTGACGATGAGGATGAAGAAGATGACGATGACGACGATGATGAAGACGAAGATGAAGCCAAAAAAGAAGGCTACAAAAAAGAGTCTAAAAAAATGAAAGAAGAAGTCGAAGTCGAAGATTCTAACGAAGAATTAATCGTAGACGTGTCTGAAGATGTTAAAGCACTTCTGAACGGTGAAGAACTGTCAGAAGAATTCCAAGAAAAAGCAAAAACAATCTTCGAAACAGTTGTCGTCAGTCGAGTAAAGACTGAGGTCGCACGTCTTAAAGAAGAATTGGAAGCAGAGACCGAAACAAAGGTCGAGGCTATCAAAGAGGGTCTTGTTGATAAAGTTGATGGATATCTCAACTACGTAGTTGAGCAGTGGATTGAACAAAATGAAATTGCCCTTGAATCTGGTATGAAGTCCGAGATCCTTGAAGGATTCGTTACTGGACTACAGAACTTGTTTAAAGAGCACTACATTGAAGTGCCTGAAGAGAAGTTCGATGTTCTTGGCGACCTACAAGATCAAGTAAAGGACTCTGAAGAAAAACTTGATGAACAAGTTGCGAAAAACGTTGAAATGCAAAAAGAGCTAAACGATATGAAGCGTAAAGCATCAATCGCAGAAGCTGCTGAAGGTATGACTGACGTTGATCGTGAGAAGTTTATGGGTTTGATAGAAGAACTTTCTTTTGAGGACACTGAATCGTTCTCTAAGAAACTTTCAACTATTCGTGAAAACTACTTTGCTAAAAAGGCAACAAAAACTGAGGTTGCTACACACGTGACTGATGAGCCAATCGCTGAACTCACAGAATCGGTTAAACATATCGATCCTGCAATGAAGGCAGCAATGGAACTGATGTCATATCGTAAGTAACCCAAGATTCCATCAACAGGAGACTAAAAATGGATCGTAAAAACCTAATGGAAAAGTGGAGTCCGATCCTCGAGCATGAGGGTGTGACTCCTATTAAGGATAGTTACCGTAAAGAAGTAACTGCCGTCCTCTTGGAAAACCAAGAGAAAAGCATGCGTGAAGAAAAAGCTGCTCTATTTGAAGCAACTCACGCAAACGCAGCTGGTGCACTTCCAGATACTGGTGGTGTAGCTAAATTTGACCCAGTGTTGATTTCACTGGTTCGTCGTGCTGCTCCTCAGATGATCGCTTATGACATCTGTGGTGTTCAGCCAATGACTCAGCCAACTGGTCTTATCTTTGCAATGAAAGCAAAGTATTCGACTCAAGGTGGTGCTGAAGCTCTGTTCAACGAAGCTGATACTCAGCATTCTGGTGACGGTGCTGGTACTGCTCACGCTGGCTCAAACCCAGTAGATGGTGCTTATACCACTGGTACTGGTATGTCAACTGCAACTGCTGAAGGTCTTGGAGATAGCTCCACTTTCGAAGAAATGGCTTTCTCAATCGAGAAAACTTCAGTAACTGCTAAGTCACGTGCTCTGAAAGCAGAATACACAATCGAATTGGCTCAAGACTTGAAATCTGTTCATGGTCTTGACGCTGAAGGCGAATTGTCAAACATTCTGTCTACAGAAATCTTGGCTGAGATCAACCGTGAAGTTATCCGTACTGTTTACACTTCTGCTAAAGCAGGTGCACAGGTCGGTACTGCAACTGCAGGCGAGTTTGATCTTGACGTTGACGCTAACGGTCGTTGGTCTGTAGAGAAATTCAAAGGACTTCTCTTCCAAATCGAGCGTGAAGCAAACGCTATCGCTCAACAGACACGTCGTGGCAAGGGTAACTTCATCATCTGTTCTGCAGATGTTGCTAGTGCTCTTCAAATGGCTGGTGTTCTTGACTATGCTCCTGCACTTGCAGCGAACAATGGTCTGAACGTAGATGAAGCATCTACTACTTTTGCTGGTGTTCTTAACGGACGTTACAAAGTGTATGTAGATCCATATTCTGCAAACCAAGCTGCTAGCCAGTACTTCTTGGTTGGCTACAAAGGTACTTCTGCATTTGATGCAGGTCTGTTCTACTGCCCATACGTGCCTCTACAGTTGGTACGTGCAGTCGATCCTGGTACTTTCCAGCCAAAAATCGGCTTTAAAACTCGTTATGGCATGACTTCTAACCCATTCATTCAGTTGGATGGCTCTGGTGATCTTGTCGCTGGCGAGAACTATTACTACCGTAAAGTTAAAGTTTCTAACCTTATGTAGTCTTAGAATAAGAATCGAGTTAATCGATCTTACTAGGGGAGCAGGGAAACTTGCTCCCCTTTTTTATTTTACCTAAATAGTATTACGTCGGAAAGGAACCAGATAATATGACTGCTCAACCAGATAATTATCCAACGAATATCAATCCATTAAATCCTAATGGGTTTCGATTTGATTTGCAAAAAGTGCCAAACATAACATATTGGTGCCAGAGCATACAACTACCTTCGTTGATACTTGGTGAACCATCTTTGTTCACACCATTTGCACAAGTGCCAATTCCAGGTGAAACTTTGCAGTATGGTGAATTGAGTTTAGAATTTCTTGTTTCTGAAGATATGGAGAATTATACGCTGCTGTATAACTGGCTTGTGGCTCTTGGTTTTCCAGAAGGCTACGAACAGTATGTCAATTTCGATTCCGATGACGACCGTCAGCTGACATCTACGCTATCAAGAAATTATTCGGATGGAACATTAACAATCCTCAATAATAACAATCAGCCAACAAAACAAGTCCACTTTGTGGATATGTTTCCGACTGCTCTTGATGCCCTGCAGTTTGATACCAAAGTGCAAGATGTTCAATTTCTTACAACGAGAGTTACGTTCCGATTCTCCTACTATGAGTTTATAAATGCATGAATTATTTTATAATGCTCATGTTCGTAACAACACTGAACAATGAGCCAATAAACATCTTCAAAGGCTCTGAGCTATATAATACGAGAGAAGAATGTATCGAAGCTGCTCCTGCAGAAAGAGATGCATTTGGTATAAGATGGTATGAATCTACAAGAATTCCTGTTAAAATCACTCCAGTTTGCACTGATCAAGAGACTTTCCAGCAATGGTTAGAAACACGTGCAAATGAAGTTGACGGAATTGGTGTTTAGGAGTATACTCAAATTGAGTAATCCTAACTTTGTAATGGAGGTATATAATGGGCTTAGAAGAGCTACAAGAAGAGTGGGCTAAAGACTGTGCGATCGATGATGACCATTTAGATCGTGAGTCAACACGAACGCCAAATCTACACTCAAAATACTTAAATCACCTAATCAAACATAAGATGCTACTTGCCAAAACAAAAGGCGAGCATAATCACCTGCGCACTAAAAAGTTTCGTTACTATCGTGGCGAGATGTCACGTGACGAACTTTCTAATGCTGGATGGGAACAGTGGCAAGGTTTGAAACCACTGAAAAATGAAATGAATGAATTCCTAGAAGGTGACAACGATCTAATTCAAACATCAATGAAAATCGAATACTATCAAGGTATAGTTGATTTCCTCGAGTCTGTTATGAGAGCCATCGGCAGTCGTGACTGGCAAATCCGCAATGCAATTCAGTGGAAACAATTTATAAGTGGCGCATAAACTATCCATAGAAAAGGTTAATGAAGTATACGTAAGAGTATATTCAGATGCCTCGATCGAAGCAGAACTTGGTGACTTTTTCACCTATGAGGTTCCAGGAGCAAGATTCACTCCAATGTATCGGCAACGAATGTGGGACGGAAAGATCCGTCTCTACGATCGAATGCGTAAATCGTTATACTTTGGTTTAGCTCCATATGTAGAAAAGTTTGCTATCGATAGAGGTTACGAGTGTGAATATCTCAGCAACGACATCTATATTCGTAATGGTGTTGAAGTTGATGAGATTGAAGAATTTGCAAAAGCACTTGAACCTTCATCACGTGGAGTTCCAATCGAGATCCGAGACTATCAACTAGAAGCTGTTCATAAAGCAGTTGATGAAAACCGTACTCTACTTCTTTCTCCTACCGCATCAGGTAAATCTTTCATAATTTATACAACAATGCACTGGCACTTGTCCTTTGGACGAAAGTGCATAATCATTGTGCCTTCCACCTCATTGGTCGAACAATTATATGCCGACTTTGCGGATTACTCAAGTCGCAATGGGTGGAAGGTGCAAAACCATGTACAGAAACTTTATAGTGGATTCTCAAAAGACTTCACAAAAGAAGTGCTGATTACAACATGGCAGTCAGTCTATAAAATGGACAAAAGATTCTTTAATCAGTTTGATGTTATTTTTGGAGACGAAGCACATCAGTTTAAAGCGAAGTCCCTTACCTCTTGTATGGAAAAGATGACGAATATAAAATATCGCATCGGAACAACAGGAACTTTAGATAATAAGAAAATTCATAAACTAGCACTCGAAGGTATCTTCGGTCCAGTCCATAAAGTTACGACAACAAAAGAACTTATGGAGACAGGTAGATTAAGCCAACTAAATATTACTTGCCTACTGATGAAATACGACGAAGTCACTCGGCAAGGACGCAAAAATAATAAGTACCAAGATGAAATGGATTTCTTGGTTACTAATGATCGTCGTAATAATTTTATTAGAAATTTGGCATGTGATTTAAAAGGGAACACACTGGTTCTTTTTCAATATGTTAAGAAACATGGAATCCCTCTATATGAAGCGATTGAGGAAAAGGTAGGAGATGATAAGAAAGTATTTTTGGTATCTGGCGACGTTATCGTTAGTAAGCGTGAACAGATTAGGCAAATTGCTACGAACACGAATAATAATATTATTGTTGCTAGCTATGGCACTTTCAGCACTGGCATTAACATACCAAGTATCGAAAACGTTATCTTTGCTTCCCCTACTAAGTCCAAAATACGAAATCTGCAGTCGATCGGGAGAGGACTGCGGTTAAAAGAAGGTAAGGATGCCTGTAATCTTTATGACATTGCAGACGACTTACACTGGAAAACATGGAAGAAT